TTATGAGTGAAAAAACAATCGTAAACTTTACCGAAGAAGAAGTAGGTAAGATTACAGGGTTACAACAAACGGTATTGACTATCAATACACGACTTGGGGAAATCGAGTTAGAGATTTATGAGTTAGAATCCACATTCCAAGCTTTAAGAAATGAAAAGCAAACACTAATCAGTTCATTTGGAGAAGCACGGAAGGAGGAAATGGAGTTAGGGCAGGTTTTGAGAGACAAATATGGTGAGGGAACTTATGATATTGGAACAAATCAGTTTACTCCTAACAAATAAGTAGTCGTTTCCCCCAATTTTGGTGTATTTATTATAAGGAAAACCGAATTTTAGAATTTAGGAGAAAATAATGGCTGAAAGAATTGTAAGTCCTGGCGTATTTACAAGAGAAAAAGACCTCTCATTCTTACCTGTTGGTATTGGTGAGATTGGTGCTGCTCTTATCGGGCAATCAATCAAAGGACCTGCTTTTGTTCCAACAAAAGTAGAATCATTTAATGAATTCCAACAAAAGTTTGGTGGTCTTACTGAAGATTCATATCTTCCGTATACCGCTCAATCTTATTTAGAAGAAGCTGGTGCTGCAACTATCGTAAGAGTATTAGGTGCAAGTGGTTACACTGCAAAACCATTGGCTTTGGTAGTTTCTTCATCTAATGGTGAGTATGTAGGTGCTTTACTTCACCCAACTACAACTTTGGGTACTGGTGATATGGACTTAACTGCGGTTAGTGCTCCTTCAAGCGCATCTTCATTTGTTCTTACTTTGGATGGTAGTGGTATCAATAGTGCAAGTAGTGTGAATGTTAGTAGTGCGTCTCTTGACCCATCTAATGTTAATTACATTACTAAAATTTACGGATACGCTCCTAAATCATCTAAAGATGCTTACACAATGTTGAACTTCTCAACATTCCAATCAGCATCTTTTGCTACTGGTGAAAATGTAAAGGTATCAGTTCAACAAGTTGATGTGGACTACACAAAAGCTTACGCTGAAGCATCTACTCCTTGGATTAAATCACAAAAAGTTGGTGGTACTGCTACAAACTTGTTTAAATTCCATACACTCTCCCATGGTACTGCTACAAACTACGAGTTTAAGGTAGGTATCCGTGATATCAAACCAGCTTCAGAGGTGCCAGGTTCTGAATATGGTACATTTAGTGTAATTGTTAGAAGAGTTGATACTGCTAAGATTCCTAATTCAATATTCGGTCAATCAGTTCAAGATTCCGATACAAGACCAAACATTGTAGAAGAATTTACTGGTCTTAACCTTGACCCTAATTCACCAAACTACATTAAGAGAGTAATTGGTGATAGATACGTTACTGTTGATGTTAATGGTAAGTTGTCAACTAATGGTGACTATCCTAACGCATCTGCTCACATTCGTGTTGAGGTTGATACTGATGTTGATGCTGGTTCTATTGATTCAACACTTGTACCTTTCGGGTTCGGTGCTGTAACTTCACCACTACACTCAACTTATAACCTACCTGCTCCAACTTATAACGTATCACAATCAGTTAGTGGCGAATACAATAAGAGAGTATTCTTGGGTTACTCGTTTGACTTTGCAAATACCGATAACTTAAACTTCTTGATGCCAACTCCGGATGCTAATACCGAATCTGTTGGTACTGACTTTGATTTGGCCACTTGTAAAACAGGTACTGTTGGTTCTGAAACCGCAATCACATTAACTTCTGATATCGATTCTAAAAAATTCATCGTACCTTTCCAAGGTGGTTTTGATGGATGGGAGCCAAACCGCGTAGTTCTTACAGGTACTAATATTGTTGCTGGCAACACTCAAGGTTTAGATTGTTCTTCGGCTACCGCTGCTGGTACTGTTGCTATGAGAAAAGGTATTAACGCAGTATCAAATCCTGATGAGTTTGATATCAATATGGTTGTAACTCCAGGTATCATTAATAGACTTCACTCTTCAGTAAGTACATTCGCTAAAGATATGTGTGAAGATAGATTGGATTGTTTCTATGTGATGGATGCTGGTGCTTATCAAGATTCTATCGCAACTGTTGTTAACTCGTTGAGTGGTTTTGACTCAAACTATGTGGCTACTTACCACCCTTGGGTTAAGATTTTAGATACTGATAAAAACAAACCAGTCTGGGTACCACCAAGTGTTGTTCTTCCAGGTGTTATCGCATTTAGTGATTCCGTAGGTGCTGAATGGTACGCTCCTGCCGGTTTAAATCGTGGTGGCCTTCCAAACGTACTTGAAGTTAAGACTCGTTTGACTCACGATGAGAGAGATACACTTTATACTAACCGAATCAACCCAATCGCTACGTTCCCTGGACAAGGTGCTACGGTATTCGGTCAGAAAACACTACAAGCTAAACCATCTGCACTTGATAGAATCAATGTTCGTAGATTGTTGATTGCTGTGAAGAAATACATCGCATCTTCAACAAGATACTTGGTATTCGAAAACAACACCGCTGCTACAAGAAATAGATTCTTGTCAATCGTTAATCCATACTTGGAATCAATCCAACAAAGAAATGGTTTGTACGCATTTAAAGTGGTGATGGATGATTCTAACAACACTCCAGATGTGATTGATAGAAACATTATGGTAGGGGAAATTTACTTACAACCAGCCAAGACTGCTGAATTCATTGTTCTTGATTTCAACATTCTTCCAACTGGTGCTGCATTCCCAGAGGCATAAATTAGAGAAACGACTATTTATTAGAAAGACAATAGGAGATATAAATGGCACAATTACTTGACCCAAATGAAATTATGTTCACCAACTTTGAACCTAAAATGTCCAATAGGTTCATTATGTACATCGAGGGAATCCCGGCGTACTTGGTGAAAACGGCTGCCAGACCAGAAATTGTAAATGGTAAAGTTACCATTGACCATATCAACACTCGTAGATATGTAAAAGGTCGTTCAGAATGGTCGGACATTACTGTTACTCTTTATGATGCAGTAGTTCCTTCAGCGGCACAAGCTACAATGGAGTGGGTACGTTTACACCACGAATCAGTAACAGGTCGTGATGGATACTCTGACTTCTACAAGAAAGATATCACATTCAACAGTTTGGGTCCTGTTGGTGATAAAGTAGAAGAGTGGACATTAAAAGGCGCTTTCATTCAAACTGCTAAGTTCTCTGATATGGACTACACGGGTGAAGACCTTGCTACAGTTGATTTAACACTTACTTACGATTACGCTATCTTACAATACTAAAATACGGATTGTAATTACAAAATGGAAAATGAGAACCCCACTTCGGTGGGGTTTTTTTGTTTTTAATAATATAGTTATATTAGGTTAACCAAAAATAGGAGAAATCTATGTTAAGTATTATTAGAAATGTTGATACAAAGCAAGTTGTTTATGTATCAAACGGAAATGTAACACACAATGAGTCAGGTGTTTCTGATGATTTGATTGCCGATGTAACACCAGGGTCTTGGCCAACGACTGAAGGTTGGGAAATGGTAACCGCTGAGTTAGAATTACCAGCTGACTATGTTGGTGAGATTTACAAGTTAGTCGAAGATGGTGACACTTATCGTTGGGATTTGATGTAATAAAATTCTTAAACAAAATTAAACCCTCACCAATTGGTGGGGGTTTTTGTATTATAAATCTTTGACTTCCATATTTATATGTGGTTAACCAAAATATAACAAAGGAAGTTATGGCAGATTTACAAGATGAATATAAAGGAATGTCCGATAAGGATATTGCTGCAAAATTAAGAGCGGAGTCGGAAACTCAACAACTTCGTGACTACAAATTCCCTACTGAAATTATCGAACTACCATCTCGTGGATTAGTATATCCAAAAGACAACCCATTATCAAGTGGTAAGGTGGAAATGAAATATATGACGGCAAAAGAAGAAGATATTCTTACAACACAATCATATATCAAAGATGGTACGGTACTTGACCGACTATTTCAGTCTCTTATCATTTCAAATGGTGAAGGTCAACCTATTAAGTATGTTGATTTAATCATTGGTGATAAAAATGCTATTATGATTGCTGCTCGTATTCTTGGATATGGTAAGGATTATAAGGTTATGGTAAATGACCCATTCTCCAGCAATACCCAAGAGGAAACGATTGACCTTACTCAATTTGATAATGTAGAGTATGATGGTTCAGCTCAAATAGAACTTTATAAAAACGAATTTGAGTTTAAACTTCCACAATCAAAAAGAACTATCACGTTTATGATTCTAACGGAATCAAAGGATAGAAAAATTAAACACGAGTTGGAGGATTTGAAGAAGGCAAATCGTAAACTTAAAAACGAAACAATGCCAGAATTAACAACTCGTTTGAAACATAGTATTCTATCAGTAGATGGCGACTACGACTCAAAGACTATTAGAAACTTTGTTGATAATGAATTATTTGCGTTTGATTCAAAGGCATTAAGAAACCACATAAGAGAAGTATCTCCTGACATTGACCTAACTTGGGAATTTATTTCAGAAGAAACTGGCGAAGGGAGGGAGATGTCGTTGCCAATCGACTTGACCTTTTTTTGGCCTAACGATTAAATATAGACAACAACTCCACGGACATATATTTGACCTTGTATACCACGGAAATGGTGGGTTTACTTGGAATGATGTTTACAATATGCCTGTTTGGGCTCGTAAATTTTATATCAATAAAATTGTAGAGTTTAAAGAGGCTGAAAGAAAACATAATGAGGAGTCTATGAAGAAATCACAAAGGGGAACACGAAAATAGTTCCCCTTTCATATTTATATCTGGTAAACTATATAGGAGACAAAAATGCTTACTAAAATATTTAAGTTTATGTTTATGCGCAAGGGTGCTAATGCTATTGAAAAATTAGCAAAAAATGACCCCGAAGTTAGACAATCATTACTAAACCTTCATAAAGCAGGTAATGACCTTCATAAAGCAATGAAGAAACACGAAGAAGAATACGGTAAATACTTCAAGTAAGGGTTCTAAATGGCCGACAATTCTAAAAAAGTACAAGAAGACTTAGCGAGTGTAAAAGCATTAGACAAAATGCTTACTCAAACACTTGATAATCGTTTGAAAGGCGCAAAAGAAGCTAATGCCTTACAAGATGAATTGTTAAAAAAATTAAAAAACCAAAAGGACATCTCTCAAGACTTAATTGATGACATTGAAACATATGAAGAGAAGATGGAAGATATCCTTGAATCAAACACAAAAGGTGGTAAGGCTCTAAAATCACAATTAGATATTATAAAGGATATTGTAAAACAAGAACAAGCCAGAAAAATAGCAGATGAAAAAATCGGTGGTGCATTAAACAATCAAGTAGACGCACTTCAAGATAAAATAAGGTCATTCCCAATATTAGGTGACAAACTTGCAGATTCTATCAACTTTGATAAAATCAAAGAAGGTGCAGGTGAAATGGTTTCCAAGTTTACCAATTCATTTACCGAAGCATCAATGGCGGGTGAGGGATTTGGTGGTTCTATGAAAGCAGCGCTAGGTTCAGTTACTAAAGGACTGAATATGGCTACGATTAAACAAGCAATATTTAATGCAACTGCAATGATTAATCCATATGTAGCAATTGCAGCTGCAGTTATTGGACTAATTGTCTTGTTGAATAAGTTAAAGAACACAGCGCTTCAGATAAACCAAGAAACTGTCGATATGAGTCGTGAGATGGGCATTGCCAATTCTCAAGCAGAAGAGATGTACCATAGTTTCAATAGAACTGCAATAACAAGTAATAACTTGAATATGAGTGCCAAGAATTTGGTTCAAGCACAAAAAGAATTAGCAAGTTCTATTGGTATGACCGCCGAATATTCAGCGGGTATGTTACAAGACCAAATTCACTTGACTAAATATATGGGTATGTCAGGTGACCAAGCCGCTAACTTCCAAAAGATTGCAGCAAGTAGTGGTCAATCGACTCGTGAAATGCAACGAGAAGTTGCTGGTACTGTACAGGCATTGAATGATGCAACTGGTATGTCGATAGACTTTGCTGGTGTAATGAGAGATATCGCAGACCTTTCTCCTGAAATGAGAGCTAGATTCAAAGGTAATACACAAGAATTAGCACTCGCAGTCGCAGAAGCAAAAGCACTTGGTACAACCTTACAAGAATCTTCAGACTCTGCTCAAAATCTTCTTAATATGGAATCATCTCTTAAAGCAGAGATGAAAGCAAGGATGTTGACTGGTGTTAATATTAACAACGATGAGATTCGTAGAGCTCAATTGATGGGTGACCAAACAAAAGTTCTTGAATTACAAGCCAAACAACTTGGTGAGATTGGTGATGTGAGTAAGATGTTACCACACGAACAAAAAGCAATTGCAGATGCAATGGGTATGTCCGTAGACCAAATGATGAAGATGAGCGAACAACAACAATTATTGAATAAACTTGGAATTGAAAGTTTAGATAATT